TTTTCAAGCGTGAAGTCTCCAGGCTGAAGGACTGCCTTCGGGAACACATACCGCCAATAAGCACCGGGACGCCCCAAGGTGATCGACACGCCTGTCGCGGTCGCCGTCGCCGATGCACTCAGAACAATTGTCGTTCCGTTAGTGACGGTGGAGATTGTCGTGCCACCAGGAATACCGGAACCTGAAATGGTACGACCAACATCGGCACTTGTGAATGCAGCAGAAGCCGAGGTAAGCGTGGTGTTCGAACTGGTCGTAACACCATCGGTAAACAGAACCCCTGGAGGAGCGCCGCCACCGATCCAAGCCTTGGTCCAAATCTCAAGTGAGATGCCGAGAGGAGGAGCCGCGCCTACTGCCGGGGCTGAAGCACCGATGCTCTGGCCACCCGCAGTAATGAGGGAAAGCCCGCCACTCAGCTCGGAGAATTCCACATCAGGATTTGTGATCGTCAGAGTCGCATCAATGCGCTTTAGGTGATCAGGGTCTTTGTAGGTATGAGCCACGGCGCCGCAACCGTTAACCACGGTGAACTCTGCTCCAGCCTCCCATACCAATTTGGCATCAAGTTTGATCAGACCATTAGTTACGATCGAATTCGTCGCACCTGCTGGAGTTGATCCGTCAGCCGCCAAACGTGCCGCACGCAATGCACACGCTTGAAGCGAGATCGCGTTATCGTTTCCGCTAATTGGACTCACCTATTCTTTCTGCATTTAAGCATTTATGCCAGCGACGTTGTGTCGACTTTGATACCAGCAATTGTTTGAAAATTTCCCTGCACCGAATACAGCCGTTGCGCGATCGTTGTAATCGAGTTCGCTGTTTTGTGCACCGTGGCAGAAGTTAGTTGAGGGGCAAAAACCTCGACTGGACCGCGCATGATCTGAAGCACGTCCGTGACGTATGCCCATTCGGCGACGTTGGATACGACTGTCCCGTCTGGTGCCGCACCCGTGTAGCCAGAACCAGCGACGACAAGTGTGCCTGTCGCTGTGTAAATTTTATTGTTGATTCTGTTCAGTAGATTGAACGAAGACCAAAGCTCAACAAGATATGGACGTGCATGAATCATACCTGCGCCGAGGTTGTAATCGGCAATCGCTTGACATAGCGCCGCAAGGCTGGCTCGCACGCTCACAGCGGTTCCGCTGTTGAGTTTCACTGTGTTGGTGTTGTCTTGCAAATGCCGATTAGCAGAGATGATCGCACCAAGAGAAAACTCTCGTTCGACCCCCTTGGATTCATGTGCTGCTAATGCTCGCCTAGCACGACCTTCATAATCAGAGGTTTGAAAACCCATTGCAGAACAGGTGTCTTCTGCTTGGAGACCAAACGGTAATAGCGTGACCAAGTTCTGTCTGGTCGTTCCCGCTATGCGGCCTGTAAAGGTGATCGTTACACCAGTTGCGCTCGCCGTAGCGTTCGCCGACAACGTTACCGATGTTGATGACTGAATTGTTAGTATGGTCGTACTCGCGGGGATGCCCGTTCCTGCGATCGTCTTGCCTGCATCTTGTGAATTAAAATTCGCAGTTACAGAAGTCAGTGTTGGCGAACCGTTAACAGTAACGCCATCGGTGAAAACACTTTGAATGGTTGATATGACTGAACATGGATCGAACGCAAGCAAATCACTAGTTGAATCACCTGCATAACGAACACCATTTTCCCAACGCAGGTCTTCGACGTTATCGATAACCGTGGCGTTGAGGAGCAACCCATTTGTCGGGGGTGTAAGGGGTGGCGCTTGAATCGGTAGTTCAGGACCAGTACCGGCCACTTACATCTCCTCGATAGTTGGAAGGTGTGCGCTGTGTTTCCCCAGCGCACACCATGTACAAGTCAGTCAGATCAAGTGTTGATCGGACTTGTTACTGATTTCGCAGCGGCATAGCTACCATCAGGTGACAGGCTCAAGATGATTTCCAAAGCCTCTGGACCAACCAAGGCAACGTTCTCAAAGGTTTCAGAGAACATCTGGAATTGGTTAGTGGAGTTCAGCGTGGAGTCACGTACCAAACCAAGGTCAAGCGTTCCGGCGTCCAGGTGAAGGAATGAACCTTGAGGGAACATGAAAGCGTCAACGGTGGAAGGGTATTGAGCAGCCGTGGTGCGGCCGATGGTGATTGCGACACCCGAAGCTGTAGCTGTAGTGGCAGCGGAAATAGTCACCGAGGTGGCTGAACCGATTACCGTGATTGTTGCACCAGCGGGGATGCCTGCACCAGTGATGGTCTTGCCAACATCAGCAGCCGTGAATGCAGCCGTAGCCGAGGTCACAGTTGTATTGGTAGCAGTCGTACCATCGGTGTAAGTCTGGCCACCAGCAGCGGGACCGAATATCTGACCGCCACCAGTCTTAGAGTCCAAATACCAGGTGACAGCAAGGTTGCGCGTGCCGAACAATGCAGTGATATCCGCATCCGACATGCTGATCAAACCAGTTTCGTCCGTGAAGGTACGGGCAAAGTCCGTCTGGACAAGATCAAGTGACCATGCAGGCAACAGGACTTGCAGCGGGATGTCCTTGGTACGGTTACGTGAGCGGTAACCCGCAGCAACTTGACCAAGACGGGCGAAAAGTTCCCGTCCTGCGCCAACCAAGCCAGCAGCTGTGACCTGGGTAGATGCGGCAGAGATGCCGTCAAGCAATGCTGTTTCAGCAACGCGAGCCGACTTCGCAAGACCAAGCTTGATCCAAGCCTCGACATATTCGGGGTATGCACGGGCACCAATGTTGCCGAAGAGCAGCGAGGTGTAGATCGATGCGATATCCACTTCAGTAATACCGGGACAGGTAACCGCGAAAGCAGTCTTGGTTGGCGAACCTGCAAGATCCTGCGCAGCGGTGATGCGAGCCACGCCACCTGTGATGCTTGCAAGAGTTGGCGGAGCGTTGTAACGAATACCACCACGGTAAGCCTGGAAGCCCGCAAGAGAGTCCTTGACCGGACGAGCCGAATCAGCAATAACCATCTGCTCGTAGTAGTTATTCACCGGGGCACAAAGACCACCAGCAGCCGTAATGCCTTGAGGAGTCCTGTCAAAGGAATCAAGACGGGCCTGAATCTGAGCCGGGCTCATGTCAGGAGTCAGTTGACGATTCTCTTGATAGGTGTTGGTGAAGCGAGCGACCTGAACCGCATCGCCATTACCCGTACCGATTGTACGGAAACGCTCGCACATAGCCACGGCGACTTGACGCAGATCAGTGAGCTTCTGACCAGGAGCCATACCAGGCACATCAACAGCAGCAGTAATAGTCACGGTTGATTCTGGAGCCTCAACTCGCGGACGAGTTTTGATAGGGGCATTGCGCTTTAGTTGGGCAACCGTAGTAGCTGCCGTGACCGCTTTCGGCTTTGCATCCGCTGCAACAGCTACAGGAGCCTCAATGGGGATTTCAGCAACAGGTGTTTCCACTGATACTTCTGGTTCAGCAGGAGTCTCGGGTTCGCCCTCTTCTGGGGTTTCGCCTTCCATCTCTTCATCATCAACAGCAGCGTTCACTCGGCTTGCAAGATCAGCCAATGTCTCTTGACGTGCGGACTCGGCAGCCTCTGCTTCAGCTTGCGCTTTCGCAGCAGCTTCGGCGCGTGCTACAAGTTCGGCGCGAAGTTTCTCAACCGATTCGGTGACAATTGCAAGTTCTGCAACGTCTTCGTCGGTAATGGTTACGCCCTCGGCGGTTGCATCATTGAACGCAGCTACGAGTTCGGACTCAAGTTCTGTGATCTCATCATCAGAAAGAGTGCTGATATCAGCGGGAATTTGTGGGAATTGCATGGGGGTTTGTCCTCCAAGGACGCGATAAACGGATGGTTTTAGATTCCGTTAGATCGAGGTCCAACATGCAGGCGGCCAACGAGGTTGACCTATATAGGGTGAACAGTAACATCTTGTTTTGAACGGATGTTACAAACGAAAGAGTTTATTTGGTCTTCGGCTTCGAAAGTGGTGGTGGGACTGGCTTTGGCGGAAGTCCCTTGTTCTCTTTCAACCTGCGATCAGCAGGCGTGTTGGTTTGAGGCTTACCACCGAATGATGTTTTACTCATCTCACTCCTCGGTCGAAAAATACGAACCCTGTCAATGAAAAGCTGAAGAGGCCACCGAGCATCCATGGCACGTAATCAAAATGTCCGTAACCAGTAGCTCCGAACCATGCAATCGCGAACAGAACAACAGCTATGAGCGAGGGCACATTTGCAGAAATTCTCATCACAGACCCGCCAATCGTTTGTCCATGCGGATTACGACTTCATCCGCGCCGTCATTTAGCTCTTTGCAGAATTCTTCAGCCATAATTTGTGTTGCTCTTTTGGGAGGTGCCCCCAACAATGACCACAGTCCATTAGCGTGTTCTGAACATATGTTGCCATCCGCCGAACTTGGTGTGTCTTGGACATCGTTACGAGAAATGGCAATTGCAAAGGAGTGCTCACCGCTATTGCTGCAACCGTCAACGCGACAATTTGGATTCATCCGGCGATCCGTTCACGCAGAGAAGCCAAGACCACCGATCGGTCTTGAGGCTTACCATTTACTCGCTCTTTGAGCTGGATAACGCTTTGACTCATAAGCGGCGAGATGCAACGGCGAAGCATGGCGATCTCTTTTGCCATTTCCTTCATCGGGTCGCGACGTTTCACGGCAGCAGCGATGAGAGAAATTTGCTCGCCTTGTCGCTGACCAGCACTTGCAACGATATTGAACCCAGGAATATTGACCGAAAGAGCGCCGATGAGTTCTAACGCCCCACCAATCTTTCGCCAATCACCTGATAACGCAGCGGCCCGGACTGCCCGGATGTCCTTCACATCAAGACTTGATCGCAAGGCACCGGAGAACCAGATACCAAACTCGTCATCGCCAACCACAATGTCGGCTGCTACGGCGCCTGTGTGGTCATAATGGTATGCGGCATCGGTCGCCTTTTTATCCATCGAAGCATGGCCCGTGTTGAAGGTGATGTGACCCACTCGAACAATGTCGCCATTGTCGCAGGCAAGAGAGCCCGTGTGGAAGTGACGATATTGCGCTTCACTCCGCGGAGGGGTCACGCAGACATTCTCAAATCCAACATGGCAGGTATCCCAAAGTGCCAAGTGTCCAAACACCCGACCATCATTTGTGACTTCCATCGGAGTCGGTTCTTGGAGTTCGGGGTTCACAAACCATGAAGCGGGCGGAGTATCAGGAATCGTTACGGCACTCGCCAACAGACCAGGGGTAACAACAGGTGCAGTTCCCATCGGTTCGGGAATGTCGAGAGCCATCTCAACCGGGCAAACGACACATTGAGGAAATGCTGGAGTTGAAACCAAGGTGGTCTTCATGATTCGAGCTTCAGTGATCTCGGTATACCAGTCGGATGGTTCTTCGTAAATATCGTCACCGAGCAGGATATCCATGAGCATGTCATCGCCACCCATGCCAGCATCTGTGCTTACCTCGACATATTGACTTGAGAGGATTTCTAGGTCGACAGAGTTCCAGCGAAGTGTCTGATTAAGACACATACGAGCAGCCTTAATGCCGTCTTCGCTCGTAAGGTCAAATGTTCCTTCACCCATGATGTAGCCGGTTGTCTCATCGCGTTCGATCCCAGTAATGGAACCAACAATCGGTGAGGGTGGAGTATCGCCGGGACCATGGATATCGCTGAACTGAGCGCAAATAGCTAGTGGCAACTGACGCCATGTAAGCGCCATCGGTGAGATAACACGATGGTCAGTTGTGCGAAGACCCTCGACAGAAAGCACACCGTGCCATTGTGTTGGCAATCCGGTGATGTCGTCTAGTTCGCCAGCCGCCACTATGAGGTCACCAATCGTGGGCGGATCGAGAACAGCAACAGATGCCATAACAACTTCTTCGGCATGGGCTTCCTGCTTTGCCGTGCTGCACCCGCAACTTGTGTCTTTACCGCACATAGTTCCTCACTTCAAACTTGTTGGTGAAAGCGTACGTCATTCTTCGTTCTCAGTGTCGACTATGGTGTCAGGCATATCCTGGTTATCAGATGACATGGAATACGTCGTACTGCAACGACAATTACAAATCTGCTCGGGGCTTCCGCTAGGATCACCGGGATATTGGAGTTCATCGTCGCCGACCTGAAAAGTATCGTTGATGTCAACTTCTTGACCATCTGCGTCTGCATGATCGGGTCTCGTGACCGAATCTTCCGTAGCCACCCATTGCTTGGTAATGCCGTAACCAGCGCTATTTATGGCACTCGCACTGTCGAAAGTCGTAGCCTCAGAAGATCCGTGAACCTCCGTCCGGGCGACACGGGCAGCTATACCATCAGCAAAATCGAATGCTCCATCAATGCGGTTAGACAACTCGTCGTATGACTCACCGCGTGCAGCGCCCAGTGTGAGTTCGTCAGTCACCTTCTGCGCTACGACAGGCCCGATCCCATTCACCTTCGCCACAAGATTGTCCGTGCGAGAAGTGACATCAATCTTGCCAAGGATTTGAGAACGAGTCTCAGGAGGCAACGCTAAAAAGTTCATGGTCTTCTGCGTCATGTCTGTAAATACGTCGCTGATGACAGGTAACACTTCATCGGTCACTGCGCTGTCAAACGAATTCAAATCAAACGGATCGGGAGGCGCTGAGGCGGTAAGATATTGATTGCGCAGAGCAGCCAGAACTTTGGCTTTCTGAATCTTCAATGCTGCCTTGATGGCAATTTCCACACGAGCTTCATACCTGCGAAGTTTTGCTTCAGCAAGGACCCTTTTGCCCAGCCTGGGATCGACCAAACCATCGGTCTTAGCCATTGGGGATCGGGGGCAGTTCGTGGAATGGGAATGATTCTCGTGGACGAAACAGGCGTTCGTTGGTAATGGTCACACAGGTATCATGAAGTTTCTGTGCAAACTCAATATCGCCGGTCTCTCTCAATGCCCAATTCTTCAGAACATCGAATTCACCGCGCAACAAATCCTCATTGCCTGTGATCTTCGAAAGTTGTTCGGGACCAAGGGTGGCTGCCACTTCGGCATCGGGCACCTGGCTAAGTAGATCCCTTACTGCCATTGTCTTTGCGCTCTTACTACGAAGTCTCGCGCCTGCACGTCTTACCGCGCGCTCGATACTCACGTATGCAGCAGCGCTCATAGATGCTGCCAGAGTATCCGTGGCTGTTTGCTGACCTTGTGGTAAATCTCCACCTGGGGTAGCAGGCAGACCCGAAGGCGTCGGATCTCCGATGTTCGATGTTCCAGCTTCCTCTTGTTGCGGTGTTTCCTGAACCGTTGGCTTAGTGATAATCGCTTGTTTGATCTCAATACGTCGCTGAACTTCTTCTTCATCAGGCTTGTCGGATTCACTGAAACCGGTTGAGGTACGCAGTGACGCATCGCTTAACGCGAACCGATCATGGACATCCTTGGCATCTTGTGAACGATTCGGACGGCTAACTAATTCTGTGCTGTCATAGAAAACGACGAGCGGAGTGTCGCCCATTGCAGGGATGAGATAGCCTGCTGTCAATCCATCGACGATGGTTTCGAGCAATGGTTCGATGTGTACCTTGTAGGTTGCATCGTCGATGACCACTGCGTTTGCGAACGTACTACCTGAATGCCCACTTACTATCTCTACAGGCAAGTCTATGCCTTGGGCAAAACGCTGTACCGCTTCGGTACGTTTGGCAGAAGATTCGCTTGGGTTCGTACGACTCAAATCCTCTGTACGAATATGATCCAGCATCTCGGCAGGGCCGCGGATGATGAACGGCACTACAGCTGCGGCCGACGCTTTGTCACTAATCGCCGTGCTCATCGTGCGAATCAAATCGCGCGTGAACGCGTCTCCTGCCTCGCTCGATCCATCTTCAGCCTCATCGTCCGGCCATTCGATTTCCTCGGGGATAAGTAAAACCTTGCCGTTAGACAGACGACTTTGTGTATCTCCTCTAACTTCGCGCGTGAGGAGAACCAGTTCTTCCAAGATGTCGCGAACTGCCTGCATGTTGGAGTCTGGCAACTCAGACCATTGAGGATGACTCTTCCAAATGCGTACGACATGCACCGTGTCGCCAGGGATTTCTTGAGCCGTCGCACCTGGCATGGTACGTCGTTCGTAGTCTTCGCCTTTTGAGCGAAACTCGAAGGTACTTAGGACTTCCCATTGCTGGATTTCCCCGACGTTAGGAGCTAGTTGATACGGATCACCCGCTCCGCTGCCGACAAGATGGAACTCACCCGCTACAGAAAGGTTGATACCCATCACGCGAAGTAGTTGAGACTGCCCGCCAACGTTATTCTTCAGCGCCGCTATCAGATCACGAGCTTCTTCTGCCCGCTCGACGCCTGGGAGTAACTGGCCGTTCTCATCCTTGAGAGGATCGCCGTTCTCATCAAAGCAAGGTCCGATGTTGCCTTTGGAATCGCGCAGACCGACAGTGAGAGTGCAACGAGAGAGGCATGATCCAACGAATCCAGAGCTGAATTTTACCTCACCAACTGAGTCGTAGAAATTCCAGACTTCTGCCTGCCAGGCCCTACTTAACGATCCAGTGTTGGTTGAACCGTTTACGTTCTGCTCACGAATGCCGACTGTATCGACGCGAGCGCTGGCGACAAGGTTCCTCGTCATCCGTAGTTTCCTCGGCGGAGATTTTTGAGGGGTTGTTGACGTACCCGTGACGAAGGAGGAGATAGCCGCAGTTATGGCGTTTGGCATTAGTCAAACCGCTTTGCTGTAAGCCCTACAGCACTCGAAACCGCTAGCCACCAAAGAAAAGGTACTGACATCGCAATGAATTGTAGCGTGACGAACACCACCAAACCTGATAACCATGCCCCGGAACAGAACGGACACGCAATAAACACTCCGAGCTTGTGTGGTTTTGACACCTTCATCAGGGCCGCCACCTGGCTGTCAGGCGGGAATCTTCGGTAAAAGGCTTTGCGTGGACGATCTAGAATCACGTCTTTTGCCAGCAATAGCCAGAGTCGGTAACTCGCCAACCATAGGCCAAGGAAAAGTGTAAGGGTCACTCTGCGGATTTTCGCATTTCTGATGCGACCCGCTCAAATAGATCAGCCAACGCAGCACTTGGCGATGTTCGCAAGTCACATATTGTGACTGTTCCCACTACTGTCGGATCAAGTAAGCCCACTCTAATGGAAATGGGGATTTGAATGTCATCGTCATCTATGGACAGCTCAACATATCTGACCTCTTCACTCATAGGTTGAGTCTATTAGCCAAGTCGGGCATTAGCGATCTGTCTGCCTGAAGTTTTACCGACGCCGCCAATGCCCATGAGCTTTCTGTAGCCGTGAACGGCAGCATCAAGTCTGTCAGGTGATTTGTCTTTTTTGTTCTTCTTATCGCTCGTCTCATCGTCGGCTTCTGCCTCAGGAGTCCAATTCGTTAATTGCTCTTCTAGCTTCTCAAACACTCCGACCGGATGCCATTTACCTTGACTAATCCCTTGTTGCAACGCCAGCGCCCGATCGTACTTTGAAAGACTTGCTGACAGTCCTTCAATGCGAACCATATGATGCACATTGTTTAATTCGTTATATCGTTTCAATGCTGACTTGAGTACAACCTTGTTTGTGTCCGAACCTTGATTTGCCTCATACCAAACCATTCCGCATTCCCACGTGATAGCAGCTTTGATTGCTTTGGTCGCCCATCCATCGGTTCCCTTGTTTTCGTCGTCGTCGACTGGCAGTCGTTCAGATAAATCAGCAAGTAAATAAACATGGTCACCCGCCCTACCCTGAACGGTAATACCGGTTTCGTCGGAATCTTCAGTGAACGTCATGGCCGGATCGATCATCACAATCCGTTGGCTCAACTCTGGGTGCTCAAACACTCGCACCTCGTCAAGGGCGTCAAGGGTGGTTATTGCACCCTTGACGCCTGAGATGATCTTGCCGCCCAGCTCCTGCGCTCCGAGACTTGTTCCTCCGTATGTGTCATAAAGCGCTTCACGCACCGATGCCGCTAGATATGGGTTGTCGTCAGTAGTGCCGTGAGTGGTCACCGTGTGTTTATCTATGGTGAGATTAACAAAAAACTTCCGAGGCTTTGGCGTTGATGAACCAATCACATGAGGATGCGGACCCACACGCAAGCCGAACTTCATATGTGGCCATGCCTTGGCCAACTGTCTCCAGGCCGCAAGCTCTTCGACCCAGATGCAGCAATTAGCAACCAGGATGCCATTAGCAAAAAACTCGTGGTCATGCTCAACCAGAAGATCGTAAACTGGCTCGGGCGCGCTTAATACTTGCGATGTGCCACGCTCGACACGCGTAACTGCAAGTGCCGGACGGTCGCCGACAAGAGGTTTCGAACCGTAAGTCGCACACGATGCACAGCCGTTGGCATTTCGCTCGTGATGGAGCCCCATTATCTCGGCAACGGGCGGAGCAATACTTGCTGCTAGAGGCACCTGCCATGTATGTCGATCCACAAAGGTCACATTGTCGTTCGGCATACAGTCTTTTCGCAGCAGCCGCTTTACCGCCCTTGCTATGCCAGTCAGCGCCCCTTTCGTCTTGATGCTCTGCCCAGTGAGTGGCCGCTGTCCGAGGGGCAAGATTCGCGAGAGCGTTATTTGTTTTGTCGTGATCAAGGTGGTGGATTTGGATACCGGGAGCGATGGGTCCATGGGCGCTTGCGTAAATTGCGCGGTGTAAGAGTCCATGTCGACTATTGCCGAAGTACCCATCTTTACGCTGATACCAGCGTTTCCCATCCCATGAAATGACTGGCCGTCCCATGTGGTTATCCTACTGACCACAGACGCCTGTTTCCACTCTTTACCTGCCCATATAAGGTGATCAGGGGTACACCGTACGGAATAATCCCCGTTCGTGATCTCAATGCATTCCCGTACCCCTGTTTGACCCGCCTTCAAGACTCGGCGCAAGCCGTTGCGGGTATAAACCAACATCCCTGGCTGAACGTCTTCGATGGGGATAGGCCCGCCAGAAGTGGCAACCATGGTGCCAGCGGCAAGGCAGCGATTCCCGCCAGCACGTAATCGTTCAACGTCCTCTGGACTGAAGGCACCAAAGAGCTTCCCCTCCGTCCCATTAGGCCAATAGATATATGTACCGCCAGCCTTCGTTCGCATTTCAATATCTGGATTATGCGCCTTCAAGCCAGATGGACCAGTCACACACGAATCAACAGCGTCACCTTGTGTTGGCGCGATGATGCTTATGCGGTGTCCGCCAGGAACGCGTGTATCGCACGGTGGACCCAAAACATGACGATTTAGATAGTTAGCCGAGGCGTCGCTCTTACCAGTGTTGTGGTTCCATATCCCTTCAGCTAAATAGCTATTTACGCCTGGAACATGCATATCAAAAAACTCAGACATACCAAGTGATCGGATGGCAACCACTCGCCGCCATCGAGTATCATCCATAAATGCAACGTCACAAGATCGATATAACCGAAGCAAAGCGTCTGTATGCGAACGGCGAATCTCTTCGCTCGATTGCTCAGCTCTTCGATGTGAGTTCACAAACAGCTGGTCGGGTATTGGTTGCAGCCGGGATTGAGCTTCGAGGCATGAGGAAGACCCCCATCCAGCGGAAAAAGCTATCCGTTGTTCGCAGCGCCAAGATTGACGAAAATGCTCTGCGCGAACTTGCCTCGATGGGCATGAGCACGCTTGAACTCGGCGATCAACTTGGGTATTCAGAAGAAGCAATTCGTCGAAGGATGATCGCGCTTGATATTCCCCGTCTTCCGGCAAAAGCTCGAATGGAAAAGAACTATTTCTGGAAAGGCGGTCGTACTCAAGATGATGATGGTTACTGGCTCGTAAAAAGTCCTGGACACCCATACGCAACAAAGGCTGGATACGTGCGAGAGCATCGTCTTGTGATGGAACGCAAACTTGGACGTCATCTTCTGCCTCATGAAGTCGTCGACCATATTGATGGGAACACATCGAATAATGCCGAGAATAATCTGCGCGTGTTCCAAAGTAATGCTGACCATTTACGGACGACATTAAAGGGCCGCGTTCCGAAATGGACCGAAGACGGTCGCTTGCGCATCCAACAAGGGAACCAACGGAAATGGCAGAAGCGTCAGTCCAGCCAAATGGTGTCAGAAACCGATGCTGATCTGTTGTCGTGATCTCTATGCCATCATCGAATTCATACATCCAGAGGGGCGCTACCCCTTTCCTAAAAGGGGCCGACGCTTGCACGGGAACTGCGCCGTTCAAACCAAGACCTAAAACAGTAATAGGCCGCCCCCGACTAGCAAGGTCTGCAATTTCGGTATGTATTCCAGTCAGTGGGTCATAAATTCGAGTCCAAGGGGCTACGCAACCGCGACCCCCAACCAGAAGCCACAGAGTCCAATCAACTCCAGGTACGCCGTCAGGAGGGATCTGGTGTGGAAGCGGTTTCCACGCATTAGGGTCTTCTCCGGGGTAAAGCCGCGTGATTACTTTGTCCAGAAACTCGTCTTGTTGAACAAGGCTCACGCAGTCCGATTCCAAACACGCGCGTAATCAATAAGCATCGACTGAGGGAAAATGCTCGTGTTGTCTGGGTCGCCAGGCCAGTCCCCGCCGATAGCAAGGTTGAAAATAATGTACATAGGGCTTTTGCAGATCTTGGCTTTGTCTAACTTGCCCTCGGTCGTACTGACTTGTTTGCCGTCGAAATACCAACGGATGTAATCAGCGGTCCAGTCAACTGCCACCGTGTGAAAGTCAGCGCTGAGATCGACGCCCATGTCTTTGCCTGGACCTGGGTCATTCGTGAAATCAGGGACCGCGTCGCAATGGTAGTGAAACGCAAGTTTTCTGGCAGCAGGATCGACCATCTCAAAAACGTCTATTTCGTCCTTACCCCCCTTATCGCTGCGAAGCATCCATATCGCTGGCCAAAAACCTTTACCCTTCGGCAATTTGACTCGAAACTCAAAGACGCCATAAAGGAACTCGTGCAGAGATGGCGTCTTCTGCCAGTTGGAATACCAACCATTATCATCAGGCCCAGTCGATGCCCAACCGCTTTGATATTTGAACGTGCCTTCGTAGTAGGGCCAGTAGTAGAGATCGGGGTCGTTGTCCGTCCCTGCCTTCTTGGCAAACGTGTTCTTGAGGTTATCCGACTCGCCCACCTTGACAACTTGAACGGTGCGCTTCGATGCTTTTAGGTCAAGAAAGCTGTCATGTTCGGTTACCGATTCGACTTGATAGAACTGCTTTTCCGTGTTGCCTGGATAGCCGGGGGCAGCATGGTTACCCGTTGCCTTGCCACGTTCACCCTGTCGCCAGTTTTTTAGGTCGGGCCAGGTGCCGTCAAATTCGTCGTGCCAGACAAGCTTTAAAGACGGCTCTTTGATACCAGTTGGAACCAAGTTAATGGGCACGGGATTCGGGTTGATCGGTGGAATTGTCGCAACAGGAGAATCAAGGATATCCCCCGCTTTGCGCAATAGAACTGCTAATTGTTTTTGCTGCGCCAACGTGATCGACAAGAGTGAAATCCTTTTAATGAACTTCACTCAGTTTAATCGAAAACTCTAGGAAGTGGTAATGGCACCCTCAAGTGTTGGAGTACCTGAGTCTGCGCGGAAATACATTTTCCCCTCATACTCAGACAAACCCCACTCATATGTGGAAGCAGACAAACGGGAGGGTCGACCAACTGTACCTGCCGGATCAACAACAGGAAATGTCACAAACGGCTGATTACTGTACCAAAACACTCCACTGACCTCAAAATAAAGCGTAAGTCCTGGACGTGTGTCAACATAAAGTGCTGGATCAAATATCACGTCTGCACCAGTTGTCAGCGTTGCATTCCAAGGAATAGCCATGACACATACCACCACATATAGCAAGACTTTTTAGTCTCTTTACGTGTTTTCATGGGTAAAATTCCTCTATGTCCCTTAACGCTGGAATCACACAAGCACAGATAGCTGCAGCTGTTGCAGCCTGGATGACTGCCCACCCTAACGCTCATGGGTCTGATGGCAAAAGTGCATATCAGCTAGCGGTAGACGGCGGATATGCTGGGTCACAAGCACAATGGCTTGTCACGCTCATCGGAGCGTCCGGAACGGCTGGTAGTAACGGCGCTCAAGGAATACAAGGCCTCGTTGGACCAACTGGCTCTCAAGGGTCAACGGGAACGACAGGAGCCCAGGGTACTGCTGGTACTGCTGGAACTACGGGTGCAACAGGGAATACGGGCTCGGTCGGAGCTACTGGACCGGCTGGCCCCACGGTCATAACGGGAAAAACCGTTCTCGCCAAAGCTCAAACCCTCACTCTTCTCCTCGGCGCTACGGCTGATATAACCTTTACGACTACAACATCTGGTGCTGCAGTCTCTACGCTCGCTATTCCAACAACTGCCACCCTCAAAACTCTTCCATGGCTTACTGGTGGATTGCTGTCAAACGGAACTCTTGTTTATCTCTCGTCGACAAATAGTGGAGGGGTTTACACAGGTTTTACTGTACGAGTATCAGCCGCTGTCGCTATGGTCGCCTTGCTGGGAGGCGTACATCTCTACGTGGAATGGCTCTAAAAGTCTCCTTTTTTTCTGGTGGTCTTGAAGAACAAGCACGGACAGTTGGTCACATGGCAGAAGTCGCTTTTACATCCATTGCAGTTCTCGTGCCTGAAGTGCAGCGACTCTCCATGAGCGCATTTACAGAGATCATCGGGAATGAAGATGGAGTGGCGAGACGAGATGTTCCAGTTCTTTACTCATCGTGCGTTCATTTCCTTTAACAAATCCTCGATTATCGGTCGAGGATTTTTCACCAATTGAGAACGTTCATATGTACGTCCAGCGTAAAAACCTCTGACATATTCGACAGTCCATTCATCGCTGAACAAACCTTCAGGGTCGTCGTCTCTCATTCCGCTCACTCCTCCGCTTCAAATCTCATTGTCATGATGTTGTCTGCGCGCCGTAACGCGATGAGTTTGTATCGGTTGTCTTCGTGCGTGATAAAAACTTCCTTCTGTTGAACCATCATCTTGTCGTTGAGTAATCCGTCAGGTATGTGAAGTTCCATCATTCGCCGCCAGTAAAAATTGACTTCATAGCATTGAAGACGCTCGATATCAGAGCTAAGTAATCGTTCGCTATTTCCTCTTTTGCCTTATGATCTTTTGCCAAAACCCAACGCAAAAGAAAAACAGCTGTAAACGGATTACCCGTCGTTTTCAACATTTCATCTCGGACGAATTGCAATTCGTCCTTCGTAAAAGATTGTCGCCTGTAATCACTCACCAGCCTGCTCCCATCCTGAATAGACGCCATGCAAAACCAAGCGGCCAGGCAAGGGGAATCGCGAACATTGCAAGGATCACAACATTTGCTATTGCATTCGGTTGACGGTTCTTGTCTGTTTTGAGTTCAGTAAGAGTTGTCACGAAATATATTCCCAGTTTGGTTTGATCCCAAGGTCAACTTTTTCACTGATAGAACGAGCTAAATACAGTCGTTGTTGCTCAGACATCCTCAACAACAAAACAAGTAAATGACGTTCTTCAGTAGTCGCTTGCTTTTCTTCCACCTCAGATTGATATCGTTCAACCCAATAATCATCAGCGTTTCCGTCATCAAGAATTACGTGAAAGAAACCCCATTCAGGATTGCGGCGATAGTAAACCTCGAATTGATTCGCTACATCAGAGATTTGTAAATAGCGGCCCAATACAGCCGATGTCATTTCCTCTAATGGGTATTCATTCCCATCGGGGTCCGTGTAAATAGAATTTTGACATGAGCCCTTGAATGGCCCATCAGCCAATCGTTGTTCCGCACCTTCGGCAATCAATCCGACAATCTCGTCGGCGTAATCTTCGTAATCCGCCCCGCCATCTATGGCACCCCAATAAGTCGATTGCAAAAAGTCAATCAGCTTTTGTCGTATATCAGTCATTCGACGCCCTGCCCTAACCATTCAAGCGCTGACACATGTTGAGCCAAGGCCTTGCGAGCAGTACGAATTACCTTCTGCAATTCCTCACGCATTTGATCCCGTTCCTTGCGGGCTTGCTCGGCTTCCAATCGAGCGGCATGAGATTCGTCATGAATGCTTTGTCCCGCCGTAGGTGACGGAGATGCCAAAGATACGGCTAATTCAGCAATGCCTTGCAACATCTCACCTAGCGTAAATTTCCCATCGGGATAGATGTAATGCAGTTTGTCAGCATGAACACCGATGATCGGCTCCGTCGTTTCGCACTCACACGAAAGACCGCACCGACCACATTCGGGTCCAAAATCAACTTTGGTAATCGTGGTCCAATCGATATCTAGCTTTGCCGCCAACCATCGATACATCGCTTCTTGATAGAAGACTTCTTTGATTGCATCATTCATGGCTTGACCTTCACCGGATTCATCCTCATCCACTCATTTACTTCAAGAGTATGTGGACAGAAATACATGAACCAATTGATCCATCCTTCGTAATTTTCCATCCGGCGATAACGCTCTAGATGCTCTTGCACTGTCGCGATGTCAGTTGCATTTTCCATCTCGACATCTAGATCCAATTGGTTCATCCAGATTGCCTCACCGAGGAATTCGATTACGTCACTCATTTCTCTCTCGCCTTTCGTTGTTGTCCGGGGCGCCCCAGGGATCTCATCACTACGGAAATCTCCCATGATTGCCCACAGTCTGTGCACTGCCCTATTGCTTTACGTTCTCTCGTTCCCCATTTGGCGTCGTTGACGTGTTCAAGTTTTGACTCGCATATGTCGCAACGGAGTTGGAAGGAGTAGTGGTCGATGCCATTGCTCACTGATAGATACGTGTTGATTGTTTTGGTTGTGGATTAGCTCCACTGCGTCCCGGCCTAACTTGCCAACGTGGTTCAGGGCATCGTCTTACCGCTGTGTTGATTTTGTTCTGGTCCTTAAGGAGTGCGTTGCATCGTAGACAACACCACTTTCCGTTTTCGTCAGGTGTTGTCGGCATGACATGCATGGGAGGAAATGGCCATTTTGAATGATCATCCATAGTCACTCACCAATGCTTTTGCGCGAAGCCGTAAGCAGCCGGACGTGTGTTTCTCGTCGCCTCCGTAGAGCCTTTGAGCTTTACAGTGATAACAACACAGTGAACTTTCGCCTGGAATCCACGGATCGCTCTTGGCTAGCTCCTTGACGATGGCTTCCATCTCATTGTATTTCTGAGCAAGCGCTACTAAACCATCGAACGCGCTCACTCTTTCACCCTCTTTTTCGTATCGGGGTAAAGGTGTCGCAATGTGCCCGCCTCTACTTTGCTTGCCTCAATAAACGCATCAACATCAGGGTTTCGCAAGCGAATAACGCGGCCCATATGAAACGCCTGGATCTTTCCCTCATCTATAGCCTTGTAAAGACTGCGTAGAGTAATGCCGAGTTTGGTTGCGGCAGCTTTAGTGCTTAGCCATGTGATTTGATCAGTCACGTTTTTCTTGACCGACTTCGATGAGCTTCTTCAATAGTCCACATGGGTCCATTGCTAACCAAAAGGTCTTGCGAGCAGCAACAGCAGCATCAGCAGCAGCAGCAGCAGCATCAGCATCAGCAGCAGCAACAGCATCAGCAGCAGCAACAGCAGCAGCAGCAGCAGCAGCAGCATCAGCAGCATCAGCAGCAGCAGCAGCAGCATCAGCATCAGCAGCATCAGCATCAGCATCAGCAGCAGCAGCAGCAGCATCAGCAGCAGCAACAGCAACAGCAGCAACAGCAGCAGCATCAGCAGTCCAGTTTTTGTCCCGGATTACTCGTGCAACATCACGAGCTTTTATGGCCGAGTCGTAGTCCCGTTTCTCCGTCATCTCGCGCCACTCATCACCCATACCGATTCGATCGGCATACGACTGGAAGTACGGAATGACTGTTTCCCAAAGCCAAGCAACAACTATCTTGCGTCGCTCCTGCTCATACTGGCGACCCGTTCCTGCTGCCAGTGGGAGTAAGAACTTCCACTCTTGGGAGTTGCGGATGTCGCTCGGCATAGCGTCTTGAATGCGGATCATCCATCGACCGATGACGTACGACATGCAGTTGGGAATCTTGTCAGTAAGCGTTCCGGTCAAGGCTAAATTGATTGCAGCCACACTGCACGCAGCTTCTTCGCTACCAAGACCTGCCGGCAGATCATGAGTGGCTAAATACTCTTCAAGCTTCTTACGCGCTTCTTCTGGAAATTCCATTACTTATCGCCTTCTTTCCATGCCGATGTGCCGAGATCATCCCATTTTGCATACTTACCTCGAACTCGAACTTCAGCAGGTCCTTCATTAGCGTCAGTTAGATCCAATTCAAAACCAGCGTCTTCGATTGTTTGAATAGCTTTGCGCAACAATTCAGCCGCTTCACTTTCTTCCATGGTTCCCTTTCAAGTGGTTTGCCCACATCATAGCATTACATCTCACTACAAGCTGTTACCGATGAGCCCACGCCCGTAAGCGTTCCATGCGTGTTGGCTTGATCGAAGTGAAACCTTTGTCGAGCCGTCTGTTGATCTGTTTTGGTTCCTTGCCAACGATTGCCAGCATGAGTAGACCCATAATCAGAATCGCTCCCATAAACTGAAATATCCACATAAACAGGTGAGCAATCATGAGGCGATCACACCGTTAGGACTGACACAAATATTCGGTGTTCGTCTCAGATCAATCATTGGATAGCTCGGAGCCAACACTTGACGAGCCCGTTGCATCACTGCATTACGGATGAATCTCGACATTGATTCGCCAATGTCCTGTGATGCCCAATCGATTTCAGCGGCCTCGCCTTGGGTGACTCTGAAACTCAACATTTTGGAATGTCTCATCTAGACCATCGCTTTCACTCGCAGTCGTTTCAGTGCTTGACGTTCTCGATAGGTAAGCCCGCCTGCTATTACGCGATCATTGACCCACATGTAGTGCTCCAGGCAGTCAGATTTGACAGGACAGCCTTCACAGACGTCTTTGGCTCGCGCCTCTAGTCCTTTGCCGCTGTGATCCGGCATGAAGACTGACGCTTCCATACCCTTGCATGCGGCTTTGTCGCGCCATTTATTCATCTTGTGTGATTCTAACGTATTGCTTCAAGAGCTAGAAGGATGCAGACGATAGCCAGACAGGTAAGCGCTGTAATCACTCGTCGTCGTCAACTACGCAAACTCGCCCACAACAACAACCATCAAAATCAACGCACTCCGACGTCCAGCACATCTGCATGGCACACCCAGGACAATCATTGATCTCCGCTTTGATGGCTTCAATGCTCATTACACAAGCTCGTAAGTTGCCTGGAAGATTTTACGATAAGTCCGAGGATGAAAAAGAATGGCGGAACGATTTCATCGAATACCGAATACCGCCCAGGGCCATGAATACATCTGTCAAAGTCGGTACGCGATAGACATGCCATACAAACGCACCCTGCATGATTGAACCCAGATGCATAAGACCGACAGGGATCTCATGGCCGGTGCCAGCAATGATGATTTGTATGTCTGCTTTCTCGGCGCCGGGATCGACTTCGTACCAAAGCGTAAGTGTCCCTCCCTGGTCGGCAAGCAGACGAAACTCAGCACCTTTGGGCAATGAGATCGTCTGTACGTCAACCAACTCAAGTGGGTACTTCCAGATTGTATGAGTCTTTGGTGGTGCTTCAGTCACTAAACGCTCTCTCCATCGTAAGTCACCCATGATGGACGCCAGCCGAGCGCTTGTTCGATGAGCGATTCAGTGCCGTCGACCGCTATCTCAAACTGTCGTTTGTCGATGCCTCTAAAGGTCCTGTATTCGTCGACATTCAGCACAACCTTGCTTAGACTGACACCGGCCTTCTCGTAGAACTTCCGCCCGAGTTCTCCATCTGCATGCTCTTTGGTCAAAGAGCGGCACCGCTGTGCTGTAGGCACGACAAGAACGCGTGACCATCCTGGCCAGCCGTCGATCTTCTCGCCCTCTATAAGCCATTCAATGGAGCGATACGTCTTGCCTCCACCGCGAGCTGAAACAAGTACTTGAGTGTTGGTCATTTTCCTCTCAAATCTTCCCATTCAAAAACAAGTCCGCCTTCAGGCATACCAATTATCTCTGCAACTGCAACGCCTTCAGGATTGAGGACAACAGAATCAGGTGGAGCGTTTACGTGATAAAATGATTGATAAGTAACAATCGTCAGGCCGATTGCTTCGGCTGCCCTACGAGCATCTTCGATGCTCTCAAATGGTTTGTGCATCTCACGCTGCCCTGTAACCGCTAATCATGACGTGGCCAACACCGGCCATCTGGTCCGCTTCTGCCCCTTCAATCCCAAACATTTTCGGGATGAGGATTGACCACAGACCAAGTATCTTGCCAACAGCCATGACCATCAAAGCAAATCCCTGGTCCCCGAGTACGCCGCCAAGTTCAATGTATGAGGGACCTTCGGCTAAACGATCCGGCCGCGGGTATGAGTCACACCAGTCAATAAATAACGCTCGACCCTGGTCCGCAAGTTGTTTGTTAACAGCGATCTCGATGAAATGTAGGTCCACAAATTGGAGATCAGCAGCTGCTTCAATCTCATCTCGTGATGGCATCGCGAAAATCTCGGTGACTTGAACATTGCCCGTTTTTCGGGTCGTCACCTTGTCACTCTTACGCACTTGAGACGCGCACGCATTCACGTACTTGTACAACTCGTCATTATTCGACATATCTTCTCCTCTTTCGCTTCCCTTCCCTTACCTTACTATCACTTCACTACATTTCAAGTCATCCGACTAGGTATTGTCAGAAAGCCGTAGGCGCTCTGTGTAACGAGCTTGGATGATTGGCTTTGCATCCTCTGTCTCATTCTGAAAATATCCGCATCCATGATCAGCCCGAAGATCACGTAATCGGTCGAGATCAATAACTCGATTCGTCTTACCTTCGCCAAGCGCCAGGTCCGCCAGGCCTAATACCAATACGAGACGATCTTCGGCGTACTCAGCCCGACACTCTCCCTTGAACCGGATTATCCCGACGATAGGCTGCACGAGGTGATGAAGGTCGCCATAAAACTCAGCTTCGTCGTATTCAAGCTTTTCGCGAGATGTCTGTTCGTCAGTCATAAATCATCTCCTCCGATGTAGGCCGACCATGGCTTTGTCTGGCTTACCGGTTGTCATGGCGCGGCGGTCGTACTTCTTTGTTCTCTCCAATGAGATGAAACGCTCCAGAATCTCGATAGTCGCCAGGTCATATTCGGCGTGTAAATCGGAGACGACCTCTTCTATGGTTCCTTCACGCATACGGTCTTTAGTCATGCCGTAACGGCCGCAATTGATCGGCAAATCGCTCAACAATCTCAGCCAGCGTTATTTCACCATTGGCTATGGCTTCCTCAATGGAATCAAGGGGTAAGTCTTCGTCTTCCTTGCGATCGTAATAAATAAATTTGGAAACAAGGTCATCAACTGTGTTCAAGATCGTTTCGCGTCGGGTCATAGCTTTACAATCTTCAGCCAACACAACGCAGCTGCAATGGCATCGTGAACCGGGTGGTGTTGCACCAAGTCGTCACGTCCTGCCATCTCACGTCGATTTACATCTACGTCAATGGCATTAAGCAATAACGCTGTACCAAGTTCGTGCATTGGATATGGGCCTTCCCATGTGCGGTTGTCGGGATCAAGCGCTACGCACGCACGGAATAGTCCAGCCTCAACCGGAGTACCAAAGTCAGCTACACAAATAGAATCTTCTCTGTATTGCATCCAGAACGCCCAGAAGCCGTTAAGCATGTCTTCTCGTGTCTCGAAATTGGGAGGGAAATCTACGAGTGAGACGATGTTCTCTCTGACCCATTGATCTTGCACGCACGCCGTGTCGATCAAGCCATACCAAAGTTGCATTGTCTGGGTTTCGGGGTCGATCACCGCAGCGCCAACTGACCAAATATCGCCATAGAGACCGTCCGTCTCGCAATCCACACTGAAAATCTTCACAACCTCACCCCGTAACTGTCGAGACATACCTGTATGAGCTGTTGTTCCGTGAGTTCAGCAAGAGAACCAACTGCGCCCTCTGCTATTTCGTCCAGCTCTACACCTTCATCACGGAGACAGTCAACTTCGCCCTCCATAATCCAATAGTCACGCGTTACAAACGTGCAGTTCTCTTTGAGGAAATCATATGCTTGTGAGGTTGGAACGTCGTTGACTCGAATCAATGTCGTCCAGAATTCCATTACGTGTAACTCGGATGTTTGTAGCCTTCTGCAACTGCCATAACCGCTTCGAAATCACCGGATTGGATGTATTGCCAAGGTGTCGCGTTATGCAGCTTTGGGATTGAGAGATTTAACCATCGTACAAATGCTTCGGGCTTGATCAGGCTTCCCAGTGCATTGCCTAGTTGCATCATCTGGACAGCTTCGTCTTGTGTCATATCTATGCAGGCGCTTTCATAGCTTGTTCAGGAGTAACAGAGATTAGGTAAACCTGAGCAATACGGCCATCTTGTCTGGACTCATAAGCGTCAAGTGTCCGGGCAACCGTGTTCGGCGTATCTCGGAGCGAGAAGAACTCATCCATATCTTCGAAATCAAACCATCGACCATCAAGACCCGGCGGTCGCCATTCTTCTGGATAATCATCCGCAAACCGAACAACTGCATAACGGACTGGTGCAAAACGCTTACCGATTGTACTCTCAAGCTCGACAACCCGTTGGTGAAACTTAACGCGGTCCGCTTCTGTCGCCTCTAGCTGGTGTCTGAGTTGATGGTTTTCATTTATAAGTTCCATCATTCGTGTTTCGCTCATTCACTCTCCCTTTCGTCGCTTCATTATACCCTGCTATTTCTCACTATCTTGCGATACTCAGAAACGAAAAAACCTCCGGGAATCACGACCGGAGGTTGATATTCGTAGCGCTAGTTCGGCTAATGTTCAGACATCACATAAGAACGGACCTCAGCTTAGACGAATCATTCACCACTTGCACAACAAATCGAGCACCGCAACCAGTGGGACCAAGACCGGTAAGTAGTAGCCGGACTCTACGAAGTAGACGATGTACTGGATTGACACCCAGCGAAGCCGCCCGCCGATGGATGCGAACTCGTTACAGGTCACTTGATAAGACGCGCCGCTAGTTCGACGCGTCTAGCTCTGGGGACTCGGTGGGTAGGTGCATCCAAAATCCAATAAACACGCCGTAGGCTTCCCTAGTTTCTAGAAGAGCGTGAGTAGCGCGACACTTGAACATGCCATGTGACTATGACCCGCGAGTTCTCAAAGACACACCGATAGGTATGTTGCACTGTCCTCAATGTGGAGAGATGGTTTTCGCTGGCATCCCACATCCCGATTACGAGTCAGTTGACTACTCCGATATCCCACCTGCTGGCGAATACATAGCGCCTAGTCCCAACGAACCGTTTAAGATGTAAGTACCAACGTCGTCTAAGCCTGCTTGATCACCAGGAAAATAGGACAGCTAGATACGACAAATGCCGGTATCGAATCCGGTCGTTGGTGAACAAGCGCTGTAGCTCAAAAGCAGAGCAACGGTATCCGGCCGGTAAATCGGAGGTTGAAGGTATCGAATCCTTCCAGCGCTTACCATCTTCACAGGCTTTGTTAAACGCTCACTAGCAAATGCAAGTCACTCATTGCTTACGTTCTTCGTCTTCCTTCGTAAATAGATGTCCACGATCTTTGATTGCATATTCGCGCTCATCGTCTTCGCCAGTGAAAAAGAACCGTGGATTCACTTCGAACACACCACGCTCTACGAGACGAATAATCCCCCGACCAATCAACTTCTTAACCGTTCGACTGATTTGAGAATCAGGAACATGCATGGCGGTAGCAATCGCCGATTGTGACATGCGTACTTGGTTTTCCCAATCGGTACGCACGAAAAGGAAGATGGCAAGACGCGCCTCAAAGTGGCTCAATGCCTGATTCGTGAGTACATCCTCTGCACATTCCATTTTGTACATCAGTCCAAATCTACCTTCACGGTCTCTCTTCTTTCGCGCTTTACGTTTCCCGCGACCGTCTATCAGCAGGAGCCGTTCACCTGTATCATGGTCAAACGCACGAACCAAGTTATTATCACCTTAATAATTTCCGTTATCAAGACGATACATTAGCTTATCGTGATGATACAGTGGCGCATCTCTCACCAGGAGTTTTGCGTCGCTGTATCTCTTCTATCTAGGGAACCGTAAGTAACTCACCGACCTTCCTAGAAGCCGACTACGTCGGTTACGCAATCGCCGCAAGCGACTCAGCGTTCCGTTTCATTGCTTCATGTCAGTTGTAGAAACGGGTCACTCACGTCTTCCATCACCCTCACGACGTACTTCGATAACCAATACCAAAACAAAGGGAGGAAAACAATGATGAATACAAGTCCCGCGATTGTCTTCTTCACACGTCTATCCATTCTCTAAAGCCTCCATTTATATAGGGGTAAGCAGGTACGCAGAAGGCTTTCTATCGCCTACGTCAGGCCGCTAGATAGCAGAGGACGAAAGACTCAGAACACTACGGCTTTCCACAGTGACTCCATATCCTCGCCGGTCACAAAGTGCGACTTACGCTCTTGCCCACTCAGCCACTTAAGCGTGACCTCAAAGGTGCTGTAGAAACCGCCCTCAGTGTCGCCGTCCCAGTCCGACCCATACGTCTCTGCTGAAACGAACTCAGTCGCGTCGGGGTCTTGGTTGTCTTTGATCCACTTCAGGAACCGTTCGTTTACTTGGATCACTTAAAACTCCCTTTCACTTGTGTACTTCCGCGTGACGATGAGGGATGACCACGTACCCCTTCTTTGCTTCCTAGTTCTTTAACCAAGCCAACGGATAGCGGATGACTGCCGCGTGGAATCGCTTTACAACCACGAATCGGGCAGGCGCGTCCACCGCGACGCTTCTCGTCATTAAACACCGTGACGGGTGCGTAATTAGAGCGAGGGTCGTTACTGAAACGCGCTTCCCAAGATCCGTCGTATTGATCCGATTTACCCATGTAACACTGGCGGATTTCGTCAAACTCGATACGTGGAATTACGTCGTCGCCATATTCGAGAATGAATTCAACAAGAGCGCTAGCGAAATCGTCAGGGTCGTGATGACCCTCGGCATACCAAGATGCAAGCCGACCGCGGTCTTCTAGTTCTTCGAACTGCTGGATCTCAATAGGCATCTTCACATCTGCTTCGTAGTCTCCGCTCACTCTGACGCCTTTCGCAATAGTGCAATAGATTTGGTGGGGTACGGACCTTGTTCTGTCATGCACCTAACGCAACGCAGCCAGAACGTTTGTTGAAATAGATCACGTAATCGATGTTTGTAAACAATGATCGAGTTGTGTCTCTCGCATACAAATGGCGGGGTTTGAACAGCAGAATCCATGTAGAACAATCCAGTGCACATAGAGCAACGCATCACGTCTTTTCGTATATATTTGCCATTTTTGTAAACAACACGAGTGGATGTCTTGATCCATTTGTCACTGTGTTCACATGGCTCAGGAAGGACAATGGGAGCGATGTAGTCAGTCACTCTGACTCCTTAGGACCAAGAACCTCGTCGAGCAAAATATCAAGATCTTGATAAAACGATTCAATTGTGATTTTCCGCTGAAATTCGCGAGCTGAGTGACTGATCTCTGTTCCGTTAACTCGTGCAAGTTTTCGCAATGACTTAATTGCCGCGATTGCCAATACACCGTACTCAGGTTTGCCGCCGCCATCTGTATGGTCAGCTTGTTCAAGTGCTTTCGCCACTGCTTCGTGTGGTGTCATAGCTCTTTTCCACTCCTCCGGTACTCCTGACTTTTCTTAACCACGTCAGCGAGCTCTTCAAGCAATTCGGTTGGTACTTCTGGCTTGAATTCATCCCTGATGTATTTTGAGTGCAAAGTCTTGAGAATGTCTGTGGCTGCTTCACGTCGCTCTAGCTCGGTGTGACCATCAATCGTGCGGAACTCGCGAGCACTACCGACATTAACTTTTTCGATTTGTGAGCCGATCCCATATTGAGCTGTCTCCCAATCACGATCGTCGATTTGGATGGTCACATACACCCGTCCAATCTTTGTGATTACGCCATCCAGCGTCGTTTTTGGATTATGCAAATAGCGAGGATAAAAAACCTTGACGGGTTGGCCAACGTAAAAAGAAGCGCGGTCCGAAGTCATCACTTCGTCTGCTTCTTGTCTGTAGGTTCTCCGCCAAACTTGTTTTCGAGAGCTTGAGCGATGAATGAAGGAACAGAAAGGGGTGTCTTGCGGTTCTTTGCCTCTCGCTCGATATTGGCGTTCGCAGTGGCAGACAAGGAAATGGATATGAGTCGTTTCACATCATCTGGATTGTCACGATTTTGAATCTCTCGACTTACGACATTGCGTATCCAAGCGCTAACCGTACGATCGCACTTTTCGGCCACTAGCGATAACTCTTCAGCCATTGACTGCGAGAAACGGGTATTGATAATTACGTCTTTACCCTCTTTTACCATTCCGCATACTTTAGCATACATTGTAGTCAGATGTAAGACAACCTGGCTCTATCTCACCAGTGTCTTTGCATTGAAATCAGGGTTTGCGACCAATAGAAACTTGGTCTGTCCAAATGAGATCCGGTCTCATCTCTTGAGACGTTTCTTCGATTCCAGCACCTCTGTATTGACTGCCAACATGCGACCAAACAGCTCCACAACCAGGTCTTTGTGCATATCCCATGGGCTGGACGTGGGCTTTCTCACGTGGGTCAGCATCCCCGCCGCATGCGCCGCATTTCGAATCGGAGCGATTAATAAAGAGGATTACGTCACTCACTATCCCCTTCCTGCTCTTTCCACCATCCAGCTAACGGTATCTACCAGGGATTTTAGTTCAGGTGTGACCCGAACCATGATTTGCTTGTCATGCACGTTGAAGCCAGGAAACGCACTCATTGGCATGTCCACGCAGTTCACCGCAAGACTTACCGTGACGATTCAGTTTTGGGCACTGCAAGTGTTCAAGCTCGGCTATTCGAATCATGGCCTCATTGTAAAGCTTCTGAAGAATCTCGGCGCTAACCTGTTGATCTTCTAGCTGGTCTATATGGGCGTCACGGACGTCATACTGCATTATCTTCCTTCACTGATGAGGTCACATCTATAGCTTGACCTGCAACTAAAGCCAATTGCTTGGCGACGATCTCGGGTTCTCTGGCCTTCTGCTCAGGGGTTAGGTCTAACGCGTCGAGAACTGCTCTAACGCCCATAGCGAATAGCTCTACCTGCTGTTCTTGTAATTGAACCTGGCGTTCTGCCATTTTGTCGGAGTGATCTAATCCTCCGTATTTCGCGCGACGTTCCAGGAGCTTGATGACGTTTTGCTGGCCGGAAATCATGGCCTGACTAGGGAGTACCCAGCAGACTTGTCCACTTTCATTGTGGCGATGTTCTTCCCCATCGTTGGGATCGCACATGAGGGGTTGCTTATCTTTGCCCTTGCCGATGTACTGAAGAGCCTTGTCAATGTCGTTAGTGGCGAAAGGCCAAACAGCTTCGATCATTGCTTCGGTACGAGAGAAGTCTAAGGCTTGGTATTCCTCAACATGCTTGGAGATCGTGCGCTTTAAAGGGTTATTGACCAGCTGAAACGCTCTTACTCGGCTGTTTACTCCGAGGCGTTCGGCGATCTCATCATAGGTAAGATCGCTCTCATTGAGTTTAAGCGCGAGGGCCTCGGCTTCAAGGACTCTCGTCTGAATTGATGTTGTTCTGGCACCCATATTGTTAAGCCTCAGTGACGTTAAACAGTGATACCACTCTCAGTGTTCAATGTATCACTATTCGGTAAGTGTCGGTAGTGCCAAGAAACATTGCCAGCAATCTGAGCTTACTTGGCCTGCGTTTATATGTTTGTAGCACAGCCAACTGGGAGCGATCTTTACCTTTGGTTTACCCATGAGCAGTGATGGGAAGGCGAATGTGAATGTGAAATCGATCGCTGTGTTAGTTCCCTGGATCAGCCCCGAACATACGTGGGTCACTCGGCGGTCTATTCTTCCGCATCCAAGACATAAATCGCTCATCGGGTTACCTGGAACATCACAGCCATCAATGCAAGAAAGAACGCATGTAGGGCCTGGTCAGCCGACAAAACACCTAGCTGCATCTCTGCAAAATTTTTACTGCCAGTGTTCCTGAGTAACCATCTGACTGGCCATCGGCGGTCTATGAATCCATGGCTGCTGGCAGATAGTGCAAATCCCAATAGCGTCCACCAGTCATGCCAGAAAGGCAATACGAACACTGCCATGACCAGGTGATAGGTCAGGACGTGTTTGGCCATCGCCTTCCACGAGTTCATCTTTGCTAAGGCTTGAGCGTCAGTCTGTATAACCCAATCGCCCAACATGTGAGCCGCGAACAGCAGCGGGAAGATATCCGTCATCGGAGTTCTCTATCAGTTCCGCGTAAATTTGTCCTAGCGGAAGAAGTACGTTTGGCTTCCGCTAATTGTGCAGCTAGGTCCATGTTCATTGCTTCCAAGTCTTTGATTTCTTCTAGAGCATTGAGGAGGTTGTTGGCTAACTGCCGAGAAATGCAATCAATGCAATAACCGGAATGCTCTGGGTGACCGGTCTGGCGTTCTAAAGACTCTTGAGCGTGTATGCGTGCTTGTTCGGTATCCATTATTTCGGCTTCTTAGCGTTGGCGCGTTGTTGTCGCGCTAGTCGTTTCTTCTTGCCTTGATTAGTCGCCAGCTGTTGTGCGCGGATAGGTCCATATGTCATTCCTGAGTACGGCATTAACCAAGCACCGATGGGAGGGAATGCGAGACGTTCGTGATCCGACTCTCCAAGGCTTGGTGCCATTTGGTGTGAGTCAACTGGTCACCTATCAGGCATCCACACTCATCGCAGGTCGTGAACTTTGTTCGCTGGTCGGTGAAATACCCCGGCATTATTCCTCCATACTACTAGGTTTCCCCTGGTCATGGGCTTTTACGAGGGGGAGAATTTCGCTTAAAGTCTCAGGCATAAATAACCTCGATAGGCAAGCCAAGGCTGCGTCGCCATCCTTCATCGGTTGCTGTCGAATCACATTGTCCCACGCCCTTGATGACAGACATATGCAGCGCTAATAGGGCTTCAAGATTTTCTTCGTCAACAGTAATTTTGCCCTGTCTCTTTAGCTCTTCGTTGTGAGCTGCAATGGCGATCTTCGCGATAACTACCGCGTACTCATCATCAGAAAGAATGCGATTGGCGGCAATCAAACCTTCGACGCGTAATCTGCGTGCGACTACCACGGTCGTGTCGGGTATCTCACTCATTTGACATTCACCACTGGGGTTGCGCCGTTGCCGAGACATGACCAGGAGGCAGGGAGACTCTTGCCATCTTTGGTGAGACGTTCTGTCAGGTCCAAACAGTTTTGGGTTATCACACCAGGGTTTGTAGAGGCTTGTGAGGCGTTCAGGGCATCGTTGGCGGCACGACGAGCGTTAGCAGTCTGCTCTTGTTGGGTCGCTATACGCGTATCCGCTACAGCGCTTGCATAGCCATTAATCTTGTCCTGTGTGGCCGCATCATATTGCACGAGATTTATCGTGAATTGCGTTATCGAGATGCCATTACCGAGAGCTGCTTCAAGGGTCGTACGACCTTGATCTTCCAGGGTCTTGGTTGGGACTTCGAGGTTGCCGTTAGCTGCCAAGACGGCAATGGGGTTGTAGGTTTCGAACGGCGAAAGAAGCGAGTGTTGGATCTGGGGACGGACAAGGTTTGGCTCGATATGCGCAAAGCTCCTGTAGCTCGCATAGATAGCGTCGATGCCTTTTGAGTCGTTCACGTTGACATGCCATTGCACTGTTGCATTCACACATGCAGTCGTTTGGTTCGCTAGTCGGACAGTGACACAAGGACCATCGTCAACGTCGGCTTTACCATCGCCCTGCAAACGCGTTGTTTCGATCGTGCTTGGGAAGCTGATTACTTTCACCCACGGCTTTACGAGATGCGGACCGGATTGCAATGTCCCCTTGACTTTGCCAAGACTCACCTCGATACCCACAGCACGCGGAGGCACCGAACGGTAGGTTGATCCAAAGAACATGAGCGTCGCTATGAACAGAAATCCCACGCCAAAGGTCCAAATGGGGAACGATTCACCTTCAATCTTGATATGACGTGTGAAGATCGCTGCGATACCGATAGCTCCGAAAATCAGAGCCGTTACAAACCAGAACATTTTACCTCTTTCACTTGGGATTGATCCTCTAAAAAACGGATAGCTTACATTAAGTCTTACATTTACGATGGACGTTTAGCCTTCAATTTCTCTATCCATTTCTCGCCCATCAGCTTTTCCAGGTTCTTGTCATCGAGTTTGTAGCCCGCCCATACAGACGTTCCAATATCCACACCTGCTGGACGAGTGTCATTCTTGTCGTAAGTCTTTGTGGACGCGTGGAAGTCACCATTTGGTTTTGTGCCTCTCAAGGCAACAGTCATGCAGTGAGCGTCTCCGGACATTAAACCGTGAGCAACTATGCAGACCCGGTTCTCGTTTTCCATGAGTGATTCGCGGATCTCCGCGTACTCTTGTTTTTCTGGCCGCGTACGTTTTTTGGCATCATCGCCATTGATGGGTTCGACGGTCATAGCTCTTTGCTTTCAGGCATCATCAGTTCGGCCGCTTTTTCGTAAACGTTGAAGAGCACATGACCGACTTCTAAAGGGATTGTCGTCCAGTTACCGTCCATCCACTCCCATCGGTTAGGGATGTAGACGGCAACTCGACCCTCAATTATGGCCACGTCACCTTGACGGTAACGGTCGTTCTCGGTTGCTTCGCTCACTCTTGCCCCTCAGTAGGAGGGGAGGATACCAACCGACGAGCAGCCTCATACGCCGCGCCCTGGATTACATCTACGTAGGTACGTCCGTCACTCCAACGCGAACCAGCTTGGTCGTCATCCCAATCTTCAGTGGAGTGATATCCCTTCCCTGCATGAGCCACTGCCGACAAAATCGCGTCAATCTCTGGTACACCCGTCTCGTCGAAACCGAAATAGTAAGCCTCCATGCGCCGGTCTGGTGCATAAAGACACTCACGTTCCTCAGCTCTCAATCCAAGTTCTTCGCGTTGAGTCATTGGTTGTCTCCAAAAAGGATCGTTCGCAAGCGATGGGCCGTCTCGGAGCTCGTCATAATTTCGTCGTTCTTCCATGCATAGAGGAGCTCGGTAATTTCTGAGGCTTTGGAGTTGAAGTCCTCAATTTGGATCGAGTATGCAGATATGGGATTAAGCGGTTTGTCATAGACGTGACTCTTTACAAGTTTCGCGTAGAGGTGGTCCGTCATGCTTCATCACCAAAGAGTTCAGCTTCGATTGCCGTTACCGCCTGGGATGGGTTAACCGTCATACTATTGCCACAGCTCTCGATCAGCCATTCAATCCCTCTTGCGCTTGGAGTCGAAGTGCTCACGAATTTTTGTGTAAATGGCACTGGCAATTTCCCAGGCGTACCCCGCCATCGGGGTGCCACCCTTCCACGACGACGTTGATCTTCTCGATCAGCGGTTCCTCGC